TTTAAAATCTAAACAACCAGCCGGGCCAGTTAGAGCCGCTCCGTCGGCACCCACCCCATTAAAACCCACTGGCAAGTATGCTACTAATAAAAATGCAGGACAAGTAGTTAATCCTACTCCAGCTGGCGTATTGCCAGAAGCAGTGTCAGGAGCACCAACACCGGGCGAACTAGCCAAGTTCCAACAAAAGGTAGCTGCTGCAAGTGCTCCTAAAACTGGATTCGGCGCACTACCGGGAACTAAACCACAAGCTGGTGCGCCAGTAAAAACACAACCTACAAAAAATGTGTTAACAGGAACACGTGCCAATGAATTTAAAACATGGGTAGACCAACAATTAAAAAGTCCAGTTACCGGAACTAATAAAACCATTGGGATGGATCAAGTTCGTAAAGACCCAAATGTATCAAAACAATTAGCACAATTGTTGCCAGCAATCATTATGAAAAATGATTCTACAGCTATAGAACAGTATCTTACTATTGCTATGACAGCCATGCAACGCCTAGCTCAACAAGCAAGACAAACGCAACAATCACAACGTGGTGGCCAAGCACCAGCAGGCGAAGTTAATCCATTATCCTATCTAGTAAGTCCTTCATCAATTGAACAAATTAAATCAATGGCTCAAGATCCTCTTAAGGCTAAGGCAATTAAACAAACATTGGGACTTAAATAATGCAAATTATTAAAGAAGGTGGCAACGTATTTAAAAATGACCGAGGCCAAGCATTAACACAACGCATCAATCAGACCGATGTTAAGCCCACCCTAGCCTGGCTTGAGGAAATGCTACCAGGATTAGATTTACAAAATAACACTTTAGGGTCAACTGGTATTAAAGACACCAGTGGTGATTTAGATCTCGCCATTGATTCCAGCCAGGTGACCAAAGAACAATTAACACATAGACTACAGCAGTGGGCTATAAGCCACGGATTCAAACCAGAAGACTATGTAAGAAAATCTGGAACAGCAGTTCACTTTAAGACACCTATTGTTGGTAATCCTAATAATGGTTATGTTCAAACAGACTTTATGTTTTTACAAGATGTGCCTTGGTCTAAGTTTGTATTAGGTGCTATGCCCTTAGACAGCCGATATAAAGGGCGTGAGCGTAATGTATTAATGAACTCTATAGCTAAAAGTATGGGCTATAAGTTAAATCAGAATACTGGTATTGCTGATCGCGCAACTAATCAATTGATTACAAATGATCCAGACAAAGTTGCTAAACTATTATTAAACAGAACAGCCACACGTCAAGACTTATCTAGTGTTGAATCAATATTACAAGCACTAAGCACAGATCCTCAACGTGATGCCAAGCTAGCAGACTTCAAACAACACATGGAACGTGAAGGTTTGCCTTTCATGGAAGATACTATGGAAAGTGCTGATCCTTATGTGGAATACAACGAAGTAAATTTCCTAGCTCGTCTACGTGACCGTATTGTTAATCAAGGCATGCAAAAATTAATCGAGTCGGACGTGCAAGGCGGCCGTGCTAAAGGCATTGAACACTTAGAAGATTATGTTTTTCGTAACGGCAGTGCCGGAATTAAGAAAGCGTTAGATATTATCAATCACACCTCGGGTGCTACTGGACAGACCACAACAGTTAAATGGGACGGCAAGCCAGCACTAATATTTGGACGTGATGCTAATGGAACATTTATTTTAACCGATGTATCTGGATTTACAGCCAAGGGTTATAACGGCTTGTTTACAAGTCCACGTCAAGTTCGTAATCATTTAGCCTCTAGAGATGAAGCAGCCCGTGCCCAAGGCAAGCCAGCAACTCGTGTTCAAGACTTGGCTCCAATTTATGACAAGCTATGGGGTATGTTAGACAGCGCAGTTCCGCAAAATTATCGTGGTTTCTTCCAGGGCGATTTGTTGTATATGAATACTCCTCCACTAGAAGCTGGTAACTATGTGTTTACACCAAACACAGTAGAATATAAAATACCTGCTAACAGCGATGTAGGCAAACGCATTGGTGCCAGCGATGTTGGTATTGCTATGCATACAAAATATGCAGAACCTGGAGCCGCTAAAGAACCTATTGGTAACTTTAAGTTTAAAACTGTTCCGGGATTGCTATTGCTCGAACCTGTATATGCTAAAGAAAATGTGCGCCCAAACAAACAAATGATCGAGCAGGTAAAAGATGTTTACAAGAATCATGGCGCCGCAATTGATCAATTGTTTAATCCTGCAGATTTGCGAGCCGCACAAATAACCGACTTGCCTAGGTTATGCATTGACTATATTAATAGTCGTGTAGGAACAAACTTTGATCAGTTAGTTGATCAATTTGGTGCTTGGTTGCTTGCCAAAGCTGGTCCACGTAAATTTAAAAATACAGTAGAATACCTACAAAGCCCACGCAGTAACTTAGCAGGTCTAGCGGCCGCATTTGAAGCTTGGGGATTATTACACGATATTAAAATGGATATTCTACAACAGTTAGACTTGCAGCACCCCGGGCAAGAAGGCTGGGTGATGGCTACTCCAGCAGGTATGGCCAAAGCAGTTAACCGTCTAGCTGGCGGATTTACCGCCGCAAATCGCCAAATAAACAACCCAAACTCCTAATTTTTACCTAAAGAGGTAAATAAAAGTAGACCCATTGTGGTCACATATTAAGGAGATTTAAAAATGGCTTATATTACTAAAGTTTCTGGTGGTTCACAACCAGTATTTGCAACAGACGTATTGAACGGTTCTGTTGCACAAACAGCTAACATTGCTGCTCAAGGTCCTGTTCAAGTAGCTGGTCCTAAGTTAGACTTCTACTCTTTTACAGCTAACGCAAGTATGGCTCTTCAGGGTGGTGTTAATGGTTTCGTTGCTAACGTTATCCAAGCTCTACAACAAGTAACTACAGTTGCACAATATCAAGTTGGTCCAGTTCCAACAGTATTGAATGTTGGCGTTTACCCAACAGGTTCATTTGCTAACGTTGCTGTTGCAGTAGCTCAAGCTCAACAAGCTAACGGCGCAATTGGTATCAGTTCTGGTTCTAATGCTGCTACATTTACATCTACAACTGCTGCTTCTTAATTAGCACAGTGATGTATAAACAAAAACCTGCTCCGGCAGGTTTTTTGTTGGCTGTTAATAAGAACTTAAATACTAGTATGATGGTTAGCAAAATTACAGAAGTAACAGTATTTGAAAGCCCAGATGGTGGGCGCACAGTATATGCCCGTCGCCCGGGCTCTGCTACTAGAGATCTACACTGGCAGGATCCTAATCTACAGCAAGAGCTTAAGGAATTAGAAAATCAAAAACGTTGGGTAGATATATTTCAAGCCCGTAACAATAATCCTGAGCTTGACCGCTTGTGCGAGCAAGTTGAATTACTTTACGAGTTAGGTAAAAAATCAGAATGAAATTTGCTTGCCAAACACTATTTGATATTACTGCTACAGGCGTAACCGGGCACTGTAAACAAACACGTATGCCATTTCGTGATCGTGCAGGACAACTAATTGCCGATGCAGAAGCTTGGAATCGTAGCCGTAACCAACAACGTAATTGGGAAACCCTAACACAATTACTAAGTTTAAGAACCCAGCTGTATGTATTGACCACGCCAGTGCAGGATACTTCCGGGACTCGTTGGATGTTTGAATTTGAAACAGAATCCGACGGTATATACGGCCCCGAATCTGACCCCACACAAATCCTACGTTTAGATGCTAACGGTGTTCCTATGTTACGAGAACTTAACAATGATCCAGATATCGATGCAGTCCTAGTTACTGAAGGTCCGCGTCAGAATATTTGGTTTGCACCTATATCCATAAATACATAATACGGAAAATAAACATGGTTGAAGCTACAGATATTGAAAAGAAAAGCCTAGAAGCACACGTTGAATTGTGTGCCGAACGCTATAACGCCCTTGAAGATAAAATGACTGTAATTAATCAAAGTATTGCAGAACTTTGCGATATGATTAAAGAAGTTAAATCTAGCGTAAGCAAACTAACTGAAAAGAATAATGATCGATTAATCACTTGGGGAATTGGCATTATTGGCTTCTTATCAGCCTCGGTAATTTATCTTATTAGTCACTACGTTTTAAAATGAAATCCAACAAAGAATATGAACGCTTGTTTAGGCAAGAGTTTCATGACACCTTAAAAAATGTCATCTGGCAAGACGAAGATGGCGATTATCAAGTATTTGATCGTTATACTATAGTTCCGGAACATCCTGGATATAGAGTATTTTGTGGAGCCACAGAAGTGGGTCGTTTTGGTAGCACACGCACAGCACTAAGCTGGTGTATAGCTGACAAATATGCCGCATATAATACCGCCCGCGAAATACTAAATCTTGACATTAAACTTGATGCACTGGCCAATGATATTTCTGTTAGAGCTGCACTAGGGGATCGTAGTCGAACCCCGGAACTAAAAGAAACTATTTTAACTAAATTAGAAACCAAGATTATACATAAAAAACTGCTTGAAAATCGGTTGACTAAATGCGTAAACTGGGCTAAATATATTCAACAACGAGGATTCGATAATGAAACTGCAAGAACTGGACGTAACCAACCCAATAAAGCAAACCGCTAAGGTTTTTGAAAGCTATTTTGGTAATAGTATTGATTTCGCATCAATAACACCAAAACAAGCTGGTAGCATGCTCAAGCGTGTTCGTGGCTTAATTGCTGAACACCGCCGTAGCCCTGCGTTCCACACAAGTGAACGTAACCCTGCTTATATCAAATTGGTAATGATGGAACAGGCATTGGCCGCAGGTGCCGCTGCTCCTGTAGCACAAGCTAATCCTCAACAACAAGCTGGTATGCAAGCCGCACAAATTCAGCAAAAGAAAAAACAAATTCAAGACGCTATTAAAGCTAAACAAGCTGAAATCGTTCAATTGCAAAAACAAATGAATGATCCAACAATGTTGGCTATGGCTGAAAGTAAACGTAATCGTCGTTTGCGCGAAGCTAGCGAAATTCAACAAGCTCAAGTTGTCTTGGCCTCGCAAGACATGGTTGATCAAGTTCAGAAGATGAGCGAGCAAGTTAGTGCTATGCAGTTTAAAGATTTGCCAGCATTAGTTGATCAAATTAAAAACGAAGTTGGCGTTGACCAAGCTACACAATTCAACGGTGATGCTAGTGCTGCATTGAGTGGCTTACTACAAAACTTAGGTGGGGCCAAACAACAACTAGAAGCTGCACTTGGTGTAGTAACAGGACAAGCTCCGCAGGTTCCTGGTGCTGACATGGGAGCCGCTCCTGACATGGGTGATGAAATGGGCGCAGGACTTGACACTGAATTGCCACCAGGCGATGAAGAAGTTGATGTTGATGCCGAAGTCGAAGAACCAGCAGCCGCTGGATTAGGTCGCGAACGTAGATAATGTTAATACGTGAAGTAGCCGAATTAAACGACGGCCCCGATACAAAAAAACTGGCTGCTCTAAGCCAGTTTTTAATTGGTCGTAGTAAAGACGAATCTGCCAAAAAACAGATCAGTCAACAGGCATTCATTGACGCCGCAAAAAGCCTAGGTGTAAATGTTAACCAGGCCAACCTAGGCGACTTGATTAGTAAAGAACCGTTAAGTAATATTTTAGAACCACTAGACCCTGCATCTGGTGTTATTAGTTTTAAAGGCGATACTGAAGCCACCACAGGCATGAGTGTTGACCAAGCCCGAGCAGTAGTAGATTCAAATGCCAAAGCGGCACTAAAGCGCCGTCAATAATCTAAGCACTACCCTTAACTGCTTTAAATACAATTTGTGAATAAACATTTCTTCTCAAAAATTGAGTTTTACATAACCAACGTTTGCAATTTAACTTGTGAAGGTTGTAATCGCTTTAACAATTACAACTTTGCAGGCTGGCAAAAGTGGACTGACTATGAAGCCGATTATGAAGAATGGGCACGTCATGTAGATATTGATCGTATAGTTATTCTAGGCGGCGAACCCTTACTAAATCCAGACATACTTGATTGGGTATACGGCATTAATCGTATATTCAAACGTAACGTTCAAATACTTTCTAACGGCACCAGACTTAACAAGGTCAAAGGATTATATGAAGCCCTAAGGGCTAATGGTAACTGGATGGGCATAAGTTGGCATAATCCAAATACTATCGATGAATTTGAACAAGAAGTGCATAAGTTTCTACAAGGCACAATCGTTAAAATTGACAAAGATGATCCTAGAAACGAATTTGGCGCACACACCGTTTGGATTGATGAAAATAAAGTTGCTATACCATTATGGGTCCAATGGGACTTTTATGACAGTGCTGTAAACCGTAATGCCGAAGGACGTTTCGTCTTGCACAATAGCCGACCCGAAGTAGCACATAACAGTTGCGGTTTCCGCATACACAAGAACTATCATTTTATTCGCGGCAAATTATACAAGTGCGGGCCTTCTGCGCTATTTCCAGAGTTTGACCGTCAACACCCGTTTGACATATCCGAAGAAGATCGAAAAATATTAAATTCATATGTGCCACTAAGCCCTTATGAGTTTGAAACACGTGGTGCAGAGTTCCTTGCTACGATAGACGACCAATTGGAAATGTGCAAATTTTGTCCCGAAAGTCTGGATTATAAAAATCGATTATTTGCAGTTAGCAAAAATCAAGCTAGAAAACAATATACACTAGAACAAATTTAATCAAACTTGTTGTAAATAAACGAGTAATATGTTATAGTATACAGAGGAATATAATATGGCTTATTCAGACAAAGTGATTGATCACTATGAAAATCCCCGAAATGTTGGTAGTTTTAGCAATCCTGATGATACCATTGGTACTGGTATGGTCGGTGCACCTGCTTGCGGAGATGTGATGAAATTGCAGATTAAAGTCGAAGATGGAATTATCACAGATGCAAAATTTAAAACATACGGGTGTGGGTCGGCGATCGCGAGTAGTTCGCTCGTTACGGAGTGGGTCAAAGGAAAAACGATTGAGCAGGCTGGATCAATTAAGAACAGTGACATCGCTGAGGAGCTCGCATTACCGCCAGTTAAGATCCATTGCAGTATCCTTGCGGAAGATGCTATTAAAGCCGCGATAGAAGATTACAGAAAAAAACATGATAACGCTAACTGAGAAGGCCATTAACAAGATAGCACAAAATATTGCCAAGCGTGGTCAAGGGGTTGGTATTCGTGTAGGTGTTAGAACTACCGGTTGCTCTGGGCTTGCTTATGTGTTAGAATATGTAGATGCATTTGATGAAACTGACTGGGCCGCAAAGTTTGAAACATTTAATGTATTTGTTAGTCCTAAAGATGCTCCATACTTAGATGGACTAACTGTTGATTATGTGCGTCAAGGTCTTAATGAAGGCTTTGAATTTATTAACCCTAACGAACGTGACCGTTGCGGTTGCGGAGAAAGTTTCAGAGTTTGAAAGAAATAGTCAAACCCAATGGTGACGTTTACTGTTATGTAAGTGTTAGCGACGGATTATTAAAAATTAAAATGAATCAAGGAACACATACAGGATATACTGTAGAACTTGATGCTAAGATCATTCCCCAGCTTAGACAAATATTGTCAGAAGCAGATTTTTTTAAGGTTGTATGAAAGAAAAATTTAAAAAAGCATACATGCAGGTTGCAGAAACATTTGCAGAACTTAGTCATGCACGTAGGCTTCACGTAGGTTGTATTATTGTAAAAGATGATAGAATTATTTCTATTGGATACAACGGTATGCCAGCAGGATGGGATAACAACTGTGAAGATGAATTGTATCAACCAGTTAATCGAGTAAATTTAGTAACTAAACCGGAGGTGTTACATGCTGAAACAAATGCTATTGCAAAACTGGCTAGAAGTAGTGATAGCGGCTTGGGTGCTGATCTGTTTGTTACTCATAGTCCTTGTCTTGATTGTGCCAAACTCATTTATCAGTCCGGTATTAGTCGTGTGTGGTTTGGCACTGCTTATCGCGATAATGCCGGGATAGATTTTTTACGAAAGTCGGGTGTAGAGGTGGAACAACTTGGCGTATAATCCTAAATTTGATTACCATTTACTAACTCGCACCAGCGAAGCCGGTAAACGATTGTATCTTACACCAGACGGTAAGAAAGTTCCTAGCGTTACCACTGTTTTAGAAAAAACTAAACCAGAAGAAAAAAAAGCCGCACTCAATGAGTGGCGAAAACGTGTAGGGGCAGAAAATGCACAAAAGATTACTACCGAGGCGGCCAATCGTGGAACACGTATGCATAGTTACTTGGAACACTATGTTTTAACCGGCGAGTTAAAAGAACGTGGAAGCAATCCGTTTGGTTGGGCTAGTCACTCAATGGCACAAACTGTTATTGAAGATGGACTTAAAAACGTTAATGAGTTCTGGGGTGTAGAAATTCCCTTATACTTTCCTAGTTTATATGCTGGAACGACAGATGGGTGCGGAATACACTTGGGCGACGAAAGTATACTAGACTACAAACAAACAAATAAACCTAAAAAACAAGAGTGGATTGAAGATTATTATCTACAGTTAGTTGCCTATGCTCTAGCACATAATGAAGTATATAAAACTAATATTCGTAAAGGCGTAGTGCTGATGTGTGTTAAACCACCTGTAGACGATATGGGCAATCCATTAGCTCGCCCAGAATACCAAGAATTTATACTAAAACCCGAGGATTTTGACTACTGGGCGGATCAATGGTGGCGCCGTTTAGAGCTTTACTACTTGCAAACCTAATCCAGCTAAATACTGGATAGAATTCAAGGATAACTCAAGTGGCTATAGTTCAAATATCGCAGATTACTAACCGTAAAGGTTTAGCAGAAAATTTACCACAACTAGCTGGTGCAGAATTCGGCTGGTCAACAGATACTCGCCAACTTTGGATCGGTAACGGCACCTTAGAAGATGGCGCTCCAGTTATCGGCAATACAGAAATTTTAACAGAGTTTAGTGATATCCTAAACTTTACAACAACATACACTTATAAGGGTCAAGCCGCTGGTTATACCGTTCAAACAGGCCCAACACCAGGAACACCGGTAACACAAAGTTTACAGTCTTGGTTAGATCAATTTGCAACAGTTAAAGATTTTGGCGCTATCGGTGATGGTATCGCCGATGATACCGCAGCTATTAATCGTGCATTATATCAATTGTTTTGCAGAGAATCAAACCCGCAAATACGTCGTAGTTTATTTTTTCCAGCCGGTGTATATCGCGTAACAGGAACAATTAATATTCCTCCATATGCTACATTATATGGCGAAGGTCTTGATAATTCTATGATTGTCATGGATCCAAGTGTAGCACAACCAGTGGGACAAACAGCTGACAGCCTACAACAAACAGGAGCCAATATTGGTTCTGGTGGCGCAATACCTCCGCAATATATAACCATTAGCAATATGGGCTTTCAAAATCGTAACGCAACAGTTGATGTGTTTTCAGTTCAAGATGCTACTAATTGTCGTTTTCAAAATGTTAATTTTGTAGGACCATTAACAGCAGAAGAATTAAGTTCAGGTGGTGGAAGTATCAAAGGTGTTAGTTTTGGTAGCACCATTAGTTACGTCTGCGATCAAATAGTTTTTGATGGCTGTAAATTTAGTGGCACTACATGGGCCAGTTCAAGCAACCAGCAGATCAAAGGTATTGTATTTTCAAATTGTAAGTTAGATACATTATATCGTGGATTTGAATTTGGCACAGGAACATTGTCAAATGGTGGCCCAAGTGGCATTCGCATTGTTCATAATTTGTTTGATAACATTTATGCCGAAGGTATTATCATTGGCGATATAAGTTTGAATGCCACTGGTTATAACATTTTTTATGATGTAGGCAATCAACTATTTGGCGCAGGTAGTCCAGCTTACTCAATTATTGATATACAAAGTAGTAATAATATTAGTATCAGTGATATGTTTGATCGCAACGATACCGATGCATTAGCATATCCTAGAATCTCTATTAACAACACTACAAGTATAGCCACAACTAACGGTAGTCAGTTGAGCATGGGTTCATATACTAGAAACAGTGGGTTAGTAGCAGATTTAACCGCAGGTATATCTGACAGCATTGACTTGTTTGATACAACTCAATTTTTAGCTGCTAAAGTTGATTATACTATTAATCAACCAGAGGTATCTCCGACAGCTTTCAGAACTGGAACTATTATGATTTCTAGTAACGGACTTTCTTCCAATTTAACCTGGACAGATGACTACGTAGAAAACGCTGATACAAGTATAGTATTAGCGGTATCTCAAACTGGTACAACAGTATCGTTAGATTATTCTTCGTCTAGTCTTTATAACGGCTCTATTTTTTACTCAATTAACTACCTAGCTTAATGTGGCTTGCAAAATTTGATGACAGGCTTTCGGCCTGGGCCGCGTTACGTGAACAGGCTCAATCTCAAGATTTAGAAACTGCGTTAATGACCATCAATTCCTGGTGGTTTGAATCTCCTTGGAAACCTTACTACTTGCATTGGGATGATCAACCATTATGGCCAGATCCCTGGCAACTTTTGAGCGATAATTATTATTGTGATCTTGCAAGAGCACTTGGAATCCTATATACTATAAGTTTACTAGACCGTGCGGATATGGCCGATGCAGAGCTGGTTTTAACGGAAGAAGGCGATAATTTAGTCCTAGTAGCAAAAGAAAAATATATACTTAATTGGAAGCCTGGTAGTGTCGTAAATACCTTCCAAGAAGTAAAAATCAAGAAGCAGTTGAAGCAACAACAAATAAAATAGCAACATAAAATTAGAAACGAGAATTAGATGACGCAGATTACCGTAGTTAAAAGAAGCGGACTAAAAGAGCCACTACATATTGAGAAGTGGCAAGCCCAAGTGGCTAAAGTTTGCCAAGGAATTGCCGACGTAAGTCAGTCGATGATTGAAATTAAAGCACAGTTACATTTTTACGATGGTATCACCACACAAGAAATTGATGGCATTACATTACGAGCTATTGTAGATCTTATTGATGTAGAAGCTAACCCAGACGTAGGACACACAAACTATCAATATGTAGCAGGTAAGCAACGCTTATCTATGTTGCGTAAAGATGTTTACGGAGATTATGATCCTCCTCATCTTTATGAAATCGTTAAGAAGAACGTAGCTGTTGGCTTATATACTCCAGAACTTCTAGAATGGTATTCAGAAGAAGACTGGAACAAAATGAACGACATGATCGATCATGAAAAGGATGAATTATACAGTTATGCTGCCATTGAACAACTTATTGAAAAATACCTGGTACGAAACAGAGCTACCAAGGACATATATGAAACTCCGCAGATTCGATACATGGTTGCGGCGGCTACAGTATTCCACAAAGAAGAACCCAATAGTGCTCGTATGCGCTATATTAAAGAGTATTATAATGCGGCATCCGATGGTCTGTTTACTCTTGCTACACCTGTATTGGCAGGTCTTGGCACTCCAACTAAACAGTTTTCAAGTTGTGTTCTTATCCGCAGTGACGACGATCTGGATAGCATATTTGCTTCTGGAGAGATGATGGCAAAGTATGCGGCCAAGCGAGCTGGTATCGGCTTGGAGATTGGCCGCTTACGTCCACTAGGTGCTCCCATTCGTGGTGGCGAAGTTATGCACACAGGAATGATCCCATTCCTCAAGAAGTGGTTCGGTGATTTACGTAGTTGTTCACAAGGAGGCATTCGTAATGC